AAATTGTTTCTTTTCATAAGAAAGTTCTTCAGTCTTTCGTCTATAGTCGGCATCTCTTGAGTAACCATTTTTTAATTCGTCTAAGCTAACATCAAATTCTTGACCTGCAACTTTGACCTTGTGGGTGGAATCTGGTTCTTGTGGAATCTCATTTGTTTGTTCTTGAGATACTTCTTCGGAAGATTCATCGTTAGATTCTTCTTCCTTTATTTCCTGTTCCAAAGGTTGTTCTTCTTGCGAAGATTCCTCTTTAACTGGTTCAGGAGAATTTTGTATTTCCTGTTTTTGTTCAGGGATGTCTGTTGTATCAGTTTTTTTTTCTTCTGCAACTGGATTCAACAAACCTGTAATTGATTTTGCAGCTTTTTGCAAATCAGTTTCAGCTCCCTTAGTTGGGTTGGCTTGATTGTCTGACATTGTTTTTCCTTTTAAGTTAAGCTCCTCTTGTGAGGTTGGCTTATCCTAATCATTTTGATTAGAATTTTTGGTTTTTGATACTTTTACGAAAATCTTCTAACTGTTTAGAGGCTAATTTTCCTGTATCTAAAATTTCTGCTAAATGTTGTTCAACTTTTCCAACAACATTAAAAGCTAACCAAAGCATTTCTCTAGTTTCCTGTTCTTTTGCTCCAGTATTAAATAAACTTTCTGAATAAAGTCTTTTAAGATTACTAAAAGCATCTTTTAACAAAGGATTGTCTAAAAGTTGTTTAGCCTTGTTCGATTGGCTTAGTTCCTGTTGGAGCTTTGCCTGTTGATCCTTGTCCATATAATTTGCTCACTTCATCTTGTACTTTTTGTGAACTTGCAGCAGCTTCTCTAAAATCTTTTGTTGATTCTGCAATCAACATTTTATTTAAATCAGCATCAGCTTTTATTTGTTGTGAATCTATTTGTGCGTTGTATTTTAATTCTAATTCTTTTAATTTAATTTCATTATCGTAAAGAGTTTCTGCATTTTGAGATTTAACTTTTTTCAATTCAATTTCAAGTTCAGCAATTTTTCGTTTTTCTTCACTAGCAATTCTTGTAAATTCTATTTTTTCAATTGGTGTTGGTTGTGGTGGAGGTGGTGGCGTAACCATCTCTTTACCCATGTCAGGATTAACAAAATAATTTTCTACATTCTTTAATCCTGCATTTTCAATAATTTTAGCTAAACTATTATAAATATTTTTAAGACTAACCATTGGATATTCTCTATTGCCCTGTAAAGCAAAAGCTTGAAGCTGTCTTTCTAAAATATTATTAAGCATCATAATCTGTTGTTCTTTAGAACCACTACCCAATCCTACTACTATTGAAATATTATATTTATTTCTCCACTCAGTAGGTTTTACCGGTATGAACTGATTATTTAATTCTACAATTCTTTCTTTGTCTTGATACTTGCAAGTAAGCTCAAAAATTCGTCTAAATAAATCTTTAATTCCAGTTTCAGCAAATACTCTAGCAATCAACTCCATTCTCATTTGAGATTGAGTCATAATTGCATTAACACCTGTTGCAGTTTTATTTAAACTATCTGCATCTAAACCTTGATTGTATCTTGTAACACCAGTTCTAGTTTCTCTAACTGTATCTAAATATTCTAATAATGGAAAAGCTTGTTGCGAAATAGTCTGTGATTGCATCGGCATCATCACTTGTGATGGTGGTTGCTTAGTTCTAACCACTCCACCAGGTCTTGATGTTAATAAGTCATCCAAATTAACCATGCCATCCATAATGGCAACTCTGTTGTTGTTAGTTAAGTACATATTGTCTAGCAACTGTCGCATAACAGTAGATTTAACTAATTGCACATCTTCGACTAACTCTGAAACTGATCTGCCATAAAATCTGTGTGGCATTGGGATTGGTGTTAATGAACAAAAAGGAATATGATCGCAAGGCATATTCTCTAACACTTCATAACTACCACTACCAGCTACACAAACTTTTCTTAATTCTGCAACCCCATCATCATCCATATCTGCTCTGATATAACATTCATAGATTTCTATTTCTTGAGTTGCGTTGTCAGGGGCATTTGTAAATGGTGCTTGGTCTATGTCTTTGTATCTTGTAATTCTTTCGCTATTTAAAATAGCATTGTTTGATGTAGGTAAATTTTCAACAGTTTCTCTGTCATAACCCATCTCAATTAAATCGGATCTAGTTTTTAAAACTCTGTGAGCTACAAAAGTTGCATCTTCAATAGATTTTGCAGTTTTTTGTATTAAAAATTCTTCAGGTGGAACATTTTCTATTTTAACTCTACCACCTTTTGCTGTTCTAGTAATAATACAGTCATGCAGCATAGGTGTTGGCTCATCTTCTACTAATTGTCCTTGAGCTTCTGCCTCTGCCTTTAATGCTTTTATCTGTTCAACAGTAACTTCATCAACATAATCTTGTTTTTCTACTATTTTTACATTTTCATCATCTAAAAGTAGCTGGTATTCTTGATCGTTTAAATTTTGATATGTTTCTTGCTCAACCTTTTGGCTTTCATCCCAAAAAACTTTTACAATTCCATTTTTTTCTAAAAGAGCATCTTTAAACCAAGTATATAAAATACTAAAGCCAGGATTATCTTTATTAAAAATATAATTAATATAATTAGTGGCTTGATCTGCTAAAGCGACATCTTCACTTTTAACAGGTTCGCATCTAACCACTTGATCTGATGATGTAAAAATTCTTAAAAGATTAGGTAATATAGTTTCAATAGTATCAGCAACATCAGTTGATACGACTTGGGATCTACCATCTATTTCTGTGCCTAATTTATCACCCATATAATACTCAAGGGATTTTTTTCTTTGAGAAGTTAAACTACTTCCCATAAATCCAATAGCATTATTGATCTCTGAGTGTATTATGCCTTTTAATTCTAATTCTGTAACTTTTGCCATTTTAAACTATATAATTCGTATTGATTGGAACTTGTTTTTTCCAATTTGAAATTTCAGCACCTTGTCCTATTATGCCAGTCCTAAAACTATCGGCACAATGCGATGCGTAATTGTGCATGGGTTTATTTTTAAAACATTGATTTTTATCATCCCACCTTTTTTGGTAAGCCTTTAAAAACTCAATGCCTGTTTTACATTTTTCTTTATCAAACCAACAATTAGGTAAAGATTTTCGTACTGCCTCAATTCCATCTTCGATGGATATTTTTGGTGCTACCTCAAAAGCAATACCTAGCTCTAAAGCACTTTCTAATCTTGATTTACCAAGATTACCCAGTTCTCTAACATTAATATCAAAAGGTGCTATGTGTTTTGAATATTCATAACCCTTTTGGTCAATAACATTTGCGTAATGATCTAAACCATAACCACTATTTTCATAGTAATCTATTAATCTAATTTCACCTTTATACCTTTGGGCAAACCAAATAGATGTTTGGTCATTCATGCCTAAATCCCACCAGGTTTCTACATCCAGGTTATCATCATAAGGCACTTCGGCAATTCTACCTTCTTTTGCCAAGCCCTCTATGATTGCACCATAATAAGAACCTGTAATTGCAGCTTGAAAGCTACACTCAAACTCTTGGTCGTATAAATCCTTAGACATGACATCTTTTGCTGCCTTTAATTCGTCATCATCTAAAATTTTAGTTTCACTTGCCTTAAATACACAAGCATACCAATCTTTGTTTTCTTTTGCCTGTTGGTATAATTCGTAAAAATAATTTCTACCCTTTGGTGTACCTATAAACACACACCATCCTTTTCGGTCTGCCAAAGCTGGTCTTATGATCTCAGGAAATAGGGTTGGTTTAATTGATTGAGTTTCATCGAACACACAACCATCTAAAAATATTCCTCTAAGCGACTGATCGTTTTCTGCCCCTAAAATTGTTATTCTTGCACCATTAGGTAAATCGCATCTAAGCTCAGATTCGTTAAATTTAGTGCCAGGAATTTTTCCTGCATAGTTCTTTATATAATCCCATGCTGTCGCCTTTCCTTGTTTGAATGTGGGGCTTAGAAAGGCATATCTTGGGTTAGGCAAGGGATGAGTAAGAGCTGCTCTTAGCATATGATTTATGGTCATTACTGTTTTACCAGCTCTCCGATGTAAAACCATTACACTAAATCGATGCTTATCAATTTCTTTATGTAAAAAATTTTGTAATTGTCTTGGTTTGTATGGAATGACTATGTTTGCCATTTTAAAACAAAACCCCCTAATGTACTGTTACACCTTTGGGAACAAACAAGCTTTCAATGCCTAAATCATCCATCAGGTTATGTGAAAACTTTTTACATTCTGTTAAATCGTCAAATCCTCCAAAGTGTACTACAACACTATTGCTAGACTCCATTACATATATGATTGCTGAATAGCTTTTATTGCCATCTAAAAAATTCATCATAAAACCCTTATTTACCTGTGTGTACTACCCCTAAATTTATATTTATGTCCAGATATGGCTTTGGGGTGTCGGTTCGTTCAAAACCCCCCAAATCCTGAGGTTTTATCTGTAAACTGATACATAATCAGTTGCTTTAGCTATTTTACCTTGAGTATTAATACTTTTTAACTCCAGGTATAAAATTGGTATAGCTTAGACCAATAAATCTTTATGATTAAGAACAAAGTGTAAACATATTTGCCTTATTTGCCTTAATCTTACCTATAAGACTCTTTGTACTAGATTTATCTAAGACTCACAAAATATTACGAAATACTTTGTGTTTTCAACACTTTTACTTATCCCACTTAACGACAAGAGGTTGATTCCTATCGAAGTTTAAGGTCGTTGAGTCCTTTTTAGCATAGTATTTGGGTTGAATTCGTTCACTTTTCCACTTACTTAAATCAACAAATGATTTAATTAAATGTGTTTGTCCTAAATCTGTCTTGTCCTTAGTCTTACTATTCTCAATACTTTCATTTAATAAATCTGTAGCTGCACTAAGAACAAATTCCATACTGTCCATTTTAGCAGTTTCATAATCTTGTCTTAACTTACTGTCCTTTTTCATCCATGTTCTTAGAGTTTCCCAACATGGTCTTGTAGGATCTTTATTCTGTGGTGATAATACAGCTCTTAAAGATTTACCTTGTGCCAATTCTTCTAGCATTTCTTTAATAACTTTATCGTTTTTCTTTGTCTTGTTAGCCATTTTCCTTAACTATTTGAGGTTGTAATTGTGTTAATGATAGTGTTTAATACTGTTATCAACTGATTCTAGCGAATCAAAGGAGAGAAATATGTTTAATAAAAATAAAATACTAACCACTCCTATTGTTATGTTTAAAGTTCCTATTGCTAAATATTATCGCAATAAAGAGATTTTCGATACAGCTTTAAAGAATAGGAAGATGTTAAATAAGCTTAAATTACATGACTTTAAGCCAATTGAACAAAAATAATTAATCATAAGGGGGTAGCATTTTTGAGAGAGAGAGAGAAAGAAAGGTTGCTACCCCATCATATGATTTGAACTAAAAAAAAGAGTTTTATAAAAAAACAATTTATTTCAGTATATTTCTTTATTCTTATTTATTTGATAACTTGTCAAATCTTTTACAAATATTTTTTAAGATTTTTATTTGCTACACCACAAACTTCAATCAAAGCTCTATGATATAAGTATCTAATTTTTTCATGGCTACAATCCAGGTAAAATCTTTTCATATCCCTTAAACTTCTTCGATGTGGAAAGTTTCGGAGCTGCAACAATTCCCTTGTTTTAGGTTTAACATCTATTAATAGCATCAATATAAAATCATAAATTGTAAGCTGTTTTGAGTTTGGTATTATT